AGCCCTTGTCGCGGTCCTGGCGGAAGTAGCGGCCGTTGCGCGGCAGGATGTAGGAGGTGAGTTCCTGCCAGTGCGCGTACCACGACGCTCGCTCGGACTTGAGCTGCCCCCAGCGAGTGAACAACTTGTCCCGCGTCGGGGCGTTCTCGTAGGACTGGGCGTCGCTTGTGTACTGGCTCATCAGCCGCCGAGGAGGGTTGCGCGTCCGAGCTGGAGCTGCTGTGGGTTGACGCCCATCGGCCCGGTGAGCATGGTGGTGGACGGGCCGCCCTCCATGCCTGCACCTTGCATGATCTGATCGACGGCGGGCTGCTCGCGGGTGGCGGCGGCCATCGCCTGCTGCGAGCGGCGCTGCTGGCTGCGTGCCTGCGCGGCCTGGGCTTCCTGCGCCTGCCGCTGCTGGGTCATGGCCTGCTGCTGGGCCTTCTTGCCGCTCTCGCCAGCGGAGATCGCGTAGCCCGTGCCGGCGGCTGCCGTGGCCGCGCCGATGGCGGGCAGGGCCGAGCCGATGGCGGCACCGAGGCCGCCTGCGGTGCCTGCGCCGATGCCCGCAGCGCCTGCGGCCGCGCCCAGGCCGGCGCCGATGGCGCCGAGGGCCGAGCCGATGGCCGAGATGATGAACCGCCGCTCATGACGGGCGGCGAGGTCGCGGTGGCGGCGAAGCGTGTGTCCTTCCATCACAGTCCTTTCACGAACGTGCGTTCCGTCACTTGGTAGCCGAGCCTCGCGAGGATGCGCTCCGCGGCGCTTTCCCCTTCGAGGACGATGTCCGACATGCAGACGGCCTGCGCCCCTTGTGCCTTCGCCCACCGCTCGAACTCGAGCAGGAGCCGCACGCCTTCAGGTCGGCCTCGGTGAGCGGGGTCCATCCACCAGACCGTCTCGAGCGCGACCCGGTTGCCGGGGCTGAACCACAGGGGCTGCATGACGGCCGAAAGAAAGCCGCAAAGCACGCCGTCAATCTCCGCCACCCAGATGCGGCCATGCTCGAGGAGGAGCGTGAGGGTGTTGCGGAGCTCATCGTGGGACGGGTTGACGAACCATGCGTACTTGGTCCGGGCGATGAACATGGCGCCCATGTCCGCGATCCGGTCCAGATCGTCGGCCGTTGCAAGCCTTACGGGCATGACTGTAGACCTCCATCCATTGCTTACGGGTACTAGACGCTCTCGTATGGGTCGTAGTCGGTGGGCTTCGGCGACAGCTTCTCGCGCACCTCGCGTGGCAGCATCTTGGCGACCGGGTAGGCGAAGGTCAGCGCGAGCGCGTCGGCCATGTCCGGGCTGCCGCCGCCCTGGAGCCGCTTCTTCACCTCGTCCTTTGACTCCAGCACGCGCTTGCCCACGTTGTCGTACCAGTACAGCGGGGTGGACAGTTCCTGCTTCAGCACGGTGTCGTTGGGAATGGCGCCGCCCTGGCCGATCCACTCCTTGATCGCCCACCACATCTCGGTGCGCTTGTTGACAAACAGGTTGGGGAACATCGCCTTGCCGCCGAATGGCACCTCGGTGACGTCGTAGCCCAGTTGCCGCAGGCGGTCGATGACCCCGGCGCCGGCGCCTGCGTCAATGAACACGGCGTCCGGGTCGCGGTCCTCGATGACGTTGGCGACGGCCGAGGCAAGGGCCATGTTGTCGATGCCGTGGTAGACCATCGGCCGCTCCATGCGCAGCCCTTGGCGCAGGACGATGACCGAGCGGTCATCCCCGAACCGGGCCGGGTCAACGCCGATGACGAGCGGGAACTCGATGACGTCGCCGTCCGGGTACTGGCGGCTGGCGGCGGCCTCGGCGTCCGACAGGCTGATGAGCTGGTCATCGCCGGCTGCGCTGAAGTCGCAGAGGTACTCGCGTGCGAACGCTTGCTCAGGCATGTCGCGCTCAAGGCGTGCGACCTCCTCCTCGTCCAGCGCGTCCGTGTCGTGGACCGTATACCTCGCCGCATACCAGTCGGGCAGGCTGGCGGCCTTGTAGAACAACTCGCTGAACAGGTTGATCCCGGCGGGTGTCCCGATGAACATGGCCCAGCCCTTGCGGTCGGACAGGGCTGGCTGGAGGATGTCGTTCCAGACCTCGGGCTTGATCTGGGCGACCTCGTCGATGACGCAGCCGTCGAGGCGCACGCCGCGCAGGGCGTCCGGGTTGTCGCCGCCGAACAGGCGGATCGTGGCCTTGTTGTGCTTGAACGTGACGGCGAGGTCGGCCTCGTTGACGTCGACGGCGGCCGTGCGCAGGAACGGGTCGATCTTCTGCTTCAGGCGCGCCCAGGCGATGGCCTTGGCCTGCTTCAAGTATGGCGCCACGTACACGAAGAACCCCAGTTCGTCCTTGAACCGGACGGCCTTGTCCATGAGCTCCATGATGGCGAGTTCGGTCTTGCCGGCCCGGCGGTGCAGGGCGAGGACCGTGAACCGCTTGCGCTCAAGGTGGCAGCGGCGCTGCCATGCGCGTGGCTCGTACCCGAGCCGCACCGTCTCAGTCCGCATGCGGGACGCCGGTGATGACGTTCAGGGTCACGCCGCCGCCGTGATCCACGGCGACCTTGTCCCCGTACCTGGCGGGGTTGGTCATGCGCAGGATCTTCAGCTTCGTCTCGATCTGGTACTTGCGCCAGGTGGCCTGCACGGGCGTCTCGGGCTCGATGTCGGCGATCTCCTCGCACCGCTCGAGGGCAGCCTCCTGCCCCTGCTCACGGGCCGCCTTGTAGTGCCGAGCAAAATCCGGGTCGGCCTCTACCCAGTTCAGGATGGTCTGCCTGTCCGGGGCATCTGCCTGCTCGCAGAAAGAGAGGAGCGTTCGCCCCTTGGCAATCCACTCAAGTACCGCCGAGGCAACAGGTTCCGGCGCCTTCTCAAGCCGCGGGCGACCCGGTGGCCGCCGCACGACGGGGGCGTTTCCAGGCTGCGGGGAGGGCGACACGGCGCTTGTAGAGGGCGATCTTCGCGACCGTTTGCCAGCGGAGGCCGAGGGCTTTGGCGATGCGACGATAGCCCCATCCGTGCTCTTCGTGGAGTTCTCGGATTCGGGCGACGGTTTCGTCCGGGATCGTGGCATTGTGGTGGGACTGGCCGATTCGCCGGCCGTTCTCGTCGTAGGCGACGAGGGCGATCACTTCTTGCGCTTGGCGCGGACGTCGGCGCGGTTGAACTTCTTGGCGACCTTCATGGGGATTCCGACCTTCTTCGCGAACTTGCGTGAATGGGCGGCGGCTGCCAGCAGGCGGCGCTGGGCCGGGCTCTTGCTTGGCATCAGGCTGGTTCCTTGGGGGGGAGGGTAAGGTCGAATCCTGCGGCATCTGCGATCTTCAGGACGGAGTCGAAGGTGGGCTTGCGCCGTCCGATGACGGGGGCGGTTGAGAGGAGGCACTGCACGGTGTGTGCGCGCAGGCAGCCCTGGGCCTCAAGGCGCCGGGCGAGCGCGGAGCGCGTGGTGTTCTGCGCATGGAGGGCGCTTGTAATCGCACCTTTCAGATCCTCATATGAACGAATATACATTGCCCGCAGTATATCAGCCGGGGGTGATGACTTCGCCGAAATCCTCGGCGGTCGCTGCCCAGATGATTCGTGGCGTGCCGACGCCGAGGTAGTTCTGCTCGATGCGGTCGGTGACGAACGACCGTGCCTCGCCCATGTTCATGTTCTCCTGGTCACGCAGGCGGGCGGCGATCATGTCCGCGCTGTATACGGCGACGGGTATGCAGTCCTCCTCGTCGGGTCTGGGGTACATGATCCCGAGCAGGCAGTCATCGAACTGCGCGAGCAAAATGGGGCACGGGCGCTTCTTCCTCGCCATGCGGGCGAGTCTACCCCTCGCTTGCCTCGTCCTCGGATTCCTCGGGTTCGTTGCCGAGCGGTTCCCACACGAATGCCGGCGGCATGACCCCGATCCGTTCCTGCATGTGCTTTCGCCATTCGTCGTAGTGGGTGCGCAGGCTCTGGTTGTCCATGATCCACTGCTCGGTGTCGTACTCGTCCACCTGTTCGGCGTACAAATCCTCGCGCTCCCTAGCGTGTTCGATGGCCTCGGTGATGCCGTTGCACTGGGTGATGGCGAACACGGTGCGGATTTCCTGCTTCCCGGTTTCCTCGTCAACGGCGTACCAGTGCCACCCGTCCTCGGCCCAGAACCGCAAGGTCGGCGCCTTGTGCTCGGGAACGATGTCGGTGATGTGGAAATACTCCTGGGAGTCCGACCACAGCTCATCGCCGGATGGCCGCCACGGCGCGTCGTACGCCTTGAACAGCAGGATGAGTCCGCGCTCAGGATCGTTCGCGCTCATGTTGAACGAACTCAGGTACTTGGCGATGGCTTGCCGGTTGTCAACGAACCACTGGCGCAGCCCCGGAACCCTGATGCAGATGCGGCGGCCGGACGAATCCCTCCAAGCAACGACGTACCAGCTCATGCGTTTCCTTTCGTTGGGTGTACGCAGGAGTATACGCGATGGCCTTCCGGGTTGCAAGCCGGCGCAGTCATGCACCTGTCGTATGCCGCCGCTCCGCTGCGCTTCGCCTGTGGCTCCGCTTCGCGGCGGCACGG